ATACATATAAGAATAAAATCGTTGGTCACACTAGTAGATTCTTAGACAACAAAATCCCCAAATACATTAACGAACAACAACCCGGTTACGTATTCAATATTGATATACAGAAGAATCAATGGAGTGTGTGTATATTGACAGAAGGTATATTTGACGCATTAAGCATTGACGGTATCGCAGTTATGCACGATGACATTAGCAATGACCAAGCACAATTAATATCAACATTAAATAAACAAATTATTGTAGTTCCTGACAGAGATAAGACAGGACTAAAGATGTGTGACAGAGCATTAGAATTGGGTTATCAAGTTAGCTTACCTAATTGGGAAGCTGATATCAAAGATGTTAATGATGCTGTAGTAAGATATGGGAAGTTACCAACCCTAATGAGTATACTACAGAGTGCAACAAATAGTAAAATTAAAATAGAAATGAACAGGAAGAAAATTGCTAAAGGACTATAACGTAGACGTACAAAGATTGTTTTTGCAGATGATGTTAACTAATTCGGAATTGTATACCCGAGTTATGAACATTATGAATGCTGACAACTTTGATAAATCGATAAGACCAGTCGCTGAGTTTATGAAAGAATACAGCGAGAAGTATAGTATACTTCCGGATATATCACAGATTAAAGCAACAACAGGAATGGACATTGCACTAATCGAAGAATTCGGAGAAAAACATACAGAATGGTTCTTAGAAGAATTTGAATCCTTTACTAAACGACAAGAACTAGAACGTGCAATTCTTAAGTCAGCCGATATGCTTGAGAAGGGAGATTTTGGTCCTGTTGAGAAACTAATCAAAGATGCGGTACAAATCAGTTTGCAAAGAGACATGGGTACAGATTATTTCGCTGATCCTAAAAGTCGTATCAACAAATATTTTAATGCAGGTGGACAAGTTAGTACAGGTTGGCCCCAGATGGATAGATTGTTGTATGGTGGCTTTAGTCGTGGTGAATTGAATATCTTTGCAGGTGGCTCAGGTTCAGGTAAATCATTGGTCATGATGAACATTGCATTGAACTGGTTACAACAAGGATTAAGTGGTGTTTATGTTTCATTGGAACTTAGCGAAGAACTAACGTCATTGCGTACAGATGCAATGTTAACAAGTATGAGTACCCGAGATATTCGTAAAGATATTGAGGGCACTGAACTTAGAGTTAAGATGGTAGGTAAGAAGTCAGGACAATATCGTGTCAAAGGTTTGCCTGCACAAAGTAATGTTAATGACATTCGTTCATATTTGAAAGAAGTTCAGATTCAGACAGGAATCAAAGTTGACTTTGTAATGATTGACTATTTGGATCTCGTTATGCCTGTATCAGTCAAAGTTAATCCTAACGATCAGTTTATTAAAGACAAATATGTTTCAGAAGAATTACGTAATTTAGCAAAAGAATTAGGTATTCTTATGGTCACAGCATCTCAGTTAAATCGTAGTGCTGTTGAAGAAATTGAGTTCGATCATAGTCACATTGCAGGTGGTATCAGTAAGATTAATACAGCAGATAATGTGTTTGGTATCTTTACAAGTCGTAGTATGCGTGAGCGTGGGAAGTATCAGATTCAATGCATGAAATCACGTAGCTCAACAGGCGTAGGTCAGAAAATTGATTTAGAATATAGTATTGATACCATGCGTATCACAGATAGCGATCCTGAGGGATATGGGGATAAGCAACAATCTCATTCAAGTCCCAATGACATTATGAGTAAATTACGGACTCAATCTACTGTAGTTGACAATAATGTTGAATTTAATAATAAAATAGAATCAGAATTAGAACCAGTTACAAATCGTGTTATGGCAGATGTTCAGGGCAGTAAATTAAAATCAATGTTGAACAATCTTAAAAAGTGATAAATACTCAATAGGGAATCTGCATTATGCAAAAAAAGACACGTAGCCTGTTAGAAGAACTACAAGCCATTGGCGATCAAAAAGATACTAAGTACCTCATTGAGAGTCGTGCCGAGCATATTATTACCAGTGCTATCAACTTATTAGAAATGATAGGTAAGAACTATGATAATGAAAAAGCATCTATTTTAGAGAAAAAACTATTAAGTGCTATTAAATCACGTGATAAGAGCAGATTTTCTAAAAGTATAAGGAAAAATGATGAAAATCAGTGAGATTAGACCAGTTGTTAAAGAAGACCTAGCCGATACAATTAAATCCGGTTTATATAAAGTAACTGGCGGTGGATTATATGGTCAGACTGGTCAACAGGCTGCACTTAAAAATAATTTTATAAAGAAATTTGCCAATCAATTAGCATTAAATGTTAAATCTTCAAAAAGTGCAGGAGTAGGTGGATTTGATTTAGATGATTATTTAAAAACATATGCCGCACAATATGGTTGGAATTTAACTCCTATAGAAATAGAGAATTTAACTAAACTTTCTACACAAGCCGGACCTAATCCAGGCGCAGGATCTTTACAAAAAGTTGCTAATTATATGTATATATTAGCAGACAAATACCGTGACTCTAGAAAAACTGGTGGTGCACCAGAAGCTTCAGGTGGATCTACTCCGAGACGTGGTGGAGGTGGTGCACCAACTCAACCTACTGGTCCTACAACACCTAGCCCTACGACACCTACTGGTCCTACAACACCTAGCCCAACAGGACCAACGACACCTAATTCAAAAAATTCTCCTGCACTCACTTCACCGGTCGCACCTCTAAATAAACAAATAAATGCCAAACCCGAAGCTTCAACTAGTACACCTAATCAAACTAGTGTAACTGCTGAGAAGATAATGGATGCATTGGGTCAACTATATAGGACACCAAATTCAGCTAGTGATTTAGACAAGATTTTACGAGATGTTGCGTATCTACTAAGCAGAAAAGATGCCTCAAGATATGCTCATGTAATCAAAGATTTAACTTCAGGTATAGGTGGTTCAAGCGCAGCCGGAACTAAAGGTACACCTTATCCCGGCGATCAAGGAACACAACAAAATACTAGACCAACAAGTACTCAGTCTACTACACCCCCTAAAGATGCTGAACAATCAATGCCGGGATATAATAAAGCTGCCGATGAATTGTCACGTAAAATGAAATCTAATTTACCTAGAGATCCATCTATTTCAAAAGCATACCGTCCAGGTAGTAGACCACAAGATGTTAGTGATATACAACCAAAAGAGTCTAAAAAGTTTAAGAGAAGATAATGGATCTAAGTAACATTGTTGATAAACTTTCAGCACTACTATTGACTGAGGCTGAATTAGCCAAAGCCCATTTAACGCATCCTGAAGATATTGTTATCATGCAAGGTAGTCGAGGGCTAGATACCGCATTGAAACACATGACAGCTACTATACAACAGCCAGATCAAGCTACAATCAAATGGGACGGTAGTCCTGCATTGATATTTGGATACGGTCCTGATGGTAAATTCAGAGTCATGGACAAGCATATGTTTGACAAAGTAGATGACAGTGGTAGAAATGTATTCAGCCCTAAACAGTTTGCACAATATGATGTTAACAGAGGTGTAGACAGGGGTACTATGATACAGGATGTTACTAATCTATGGCCTGGATTACAAAAAGCAACTCCTAAAACACTAGGGTATTATTGGGGTGATGTACTGTTTGGTGCTCCGTTAGCAGACACAAATGGATTCTATATTTTTAGACCTAATCCTACAGGTATTGAGTACAAGATTCAAGCAAATAGTGATTTTGCAAAACAACACATAACAGGTAAACGTGCTGGTATAGCTATACATCAGTTCATACCTGCTGATGCACATCAAAAAGCAATAGAAGCTACACAAGAAGCTAGACGACAGGGTAAAAAAGAAACGTACAAAGCAACTGATTTTGCACAATCACTCAATGGTAGCTTAGGACAACTTCAAGTTCCACCAAAGTCTAGTATAGCTATACTTCCTAGTAAGATGGCAATCACTCCTGAAATGAATTCCGGAGGATGGGATGATGCTATTGAACGAGTTAAGAAAATGTTAGCACCACTAGCTCCTAGCATTGACAAGTTTGTAGCTGGAATACCCTTAGCCAACAAAACAACAAATGATGCTTTCCGTGGATTTCTTACCAGCTATATTAACTATGAAGTACGAAAGATTGCACCTAGCTTAAGTGCTAGTCAAACACCCAAACAACGTGATGCTGTTATCAATAATGCATTAAAGATGATGGGTAAAGATTTTATGAACTATGTTCAAACAAAATTAGCTACTGCAAAGATGACAGATAACAATAAACAAATGATATTGAATCACATCCAAGCTAATCAAAAAGGTATGCTATATTTGTATAGAGTTTGGGGTGAGATATACAAGTTAAAAATGCACATATATAATGACTTAGACATTGCTGGGAAGCAAAGTCCAGTCAAGGGATACTTACAGGGTGGTGCAGAGAGCCAAGAAGGCTATGTAGCACACGGTGTCAAATATGTAGACCGTTTGGGTGGTTTTAGCGCACAGCACTTAGCTGGACGTGGCTAAAGTTAACCCAAAACCAACATTTTTTTGTACCTGGCATAAATAAAAGTAGAGTCTATATGACTCATACTTTTAAAGGAAAAATATCATGGCATCAACAACACGTACACATGGCGACTTTAAGCCAGTAATGAATTATGACACAGCTAGCTATACAGTTGGCGCAGTTAACGCAGCTACATCGGCAGCCACAGTTCAACCACAAGGTCCTAAATTAGACTTTTTTACTATCGCTTTAGCTAATGTGGCTACTAGCGGCGCAGTATTAAAGGGAGCTATGGATGCAATTCAGCAATTAGCTACTGTATACATCTATGAAGTTACAGACGCCTCTACTGACACTCTAGCAATTGCAGTATACCCAACAGGTGCTTGGACAACAGGTACATTGGATACTGCAACAGGCGGGACAACATCTAACGGTGCAACTTTCACAAACTAATCTTTAGTTTACTTAAAAAACCCGAGTCTCTCGGGTTTTTTTGTGGCTATAACTTAATATTCTAATTCACCTATTTTCAATAAATACAGCATGACTACTAAAATTAGATGCCACACATTATTTGATATTACAAATACTGGTGTATTAAATAGAAAACCACCATCTAACTTAGATGAGAATGCTTTGAAGCGATGGAATAATGATAGAAACCGTCAATGTAATTTTGACACAGTACTGCAAGTTATATCATTGCGCTCACAACCTGAAGACATAACAGTACCTGAAAAACAAGATATTACATTTACAGAGTTTCAGCATTTTGGATTTTTGTTTGATTCTACTGAAGATAAACCTGTACCTAAATGGGCATTTAATTTCACTGTAAATTACTATAGTGTATTTGACGATGGGATAACAGAATTAGGAGCATTGTACACTGACTGTGATAGCGTACCAATGCTTACTAAATTGAATGAGTGGGACAAGTTACCTAATTTCTTAGATATAAGTCCTGAGCTTAAAAATATATACTTTGAGGTGTTACATGATTGATGAAAATAAGCTGTTCACAGCACTAACTAACATTATTAGTTCTCCTAGAACAACAAAACTACTCAAGTCATTGATACTGCCCAATGGTAATGGGGAATATTTGTTGTTTGGTATATATGTGATACTTAAAGAAAGAGATTGTTATAGCGTACATATAGGAAATGAACAGATTAACACTTTCAGCGACTTAAAGACGGCAGTAACATGGGCTACTATGGATCATAGAAATCTTATAATGGAATCTAATAAAGTCAGTATGCTTGATAAGCAAATAAATAGTTCTGAATTCAATATAGAGTTATACAAAAAAATGTACAAAAAATCCAAAGATGTAGATATGAAAGCTATCTACTTGAATAAGTTACAGACCAACACTATAAAGAAAAAAGAATTAACATGTGAATTGGACCTTCATATAAGAAAAATGCAAAAGTGGCAGCAGAGCAAATTTGCCGAGCAAACCACAAAATAATTCAAAACTGATAAATACAATATTAGTACTCTGGGAAAACACTATGAAACTTACAGAATTTAACATGAAACCAAGTTTAATGGCTAAGCAAGCCTTAAAAGAACAATTTAACCAAACATTCAGTGTGGATAAGTTAGGACCTTTTGAGACTAAGCGTATGCTAAACAAGGTACGAGGCTTGATTAACGAGACCAAATCCAATAAAAGCGGAGTTGGTACAGAAAAGAATTCAGCGTATCTTAAATTGATATTCATGGAACAAGCATTAACTCATCACTACGGTGAACTTAAAGCAATGCCTATGTACAATCAACGCATCGTTGTAGAAAACGAAGAAGTTGAGAAGTCACAGGTTGTTTTAGCCGCACAAGAAATGGTCGATGCAATGCAAAAAATGATTGAGCAAGTATCTGACATGCTAGTCAAAGAACTACCTGCAGTTGTTGACGGTGTCAACAGCGAGTTTGGTACAAGCGAAGGTGAGCAATTTAACAGCCAAGTATCCGAAGCATTGAGCGCATTACAACAATCACTAACACAATCTAAAACAGGATTGCAAGGTGCACTAGGTTCTATCACTGGTCAAGGTGGTGGTTTCGGTGGTGGAGAAATGGGTGGTGACATGGGTGCTGACATGGGTGGTGACATGGGTGGTGACATGGGTGCTGATATGGGCGGGCAAGACATGTCAGGTGACGACCTTGAAGTCGGTGGTGATATGGGAGCAGATGCTGGTCCTGAATTACCAGAAGAGCCTGAAGAAGAACCAGAATCTCCAGTCGGCAGAGCTAAACGCTAAAATGAGAATATACGAATTCGCGGATAATGATCCGTTGCGTGTTAAGTTGACGGCAGTTACTAGTCAACTTAAAAGCCTATTTCAAGGTTCGCAACAACCATTATCAACAGACGAATTCTTAAGAATGTTAAAAGATCAGGGTGTTGCACTAGGCAAATCTGATCTTTTTGATATCGTAAAAAAAGAGCCACTTAAAAATATCATAGCTGATATTAACGATGACACAGTTACATTTAAGGGCGATGAACAAATTGGACCAGATCCGAGCCCGGACGAAAACGAAAAAATTCGTAAACAAATGGCAAACAAAGCATTAAATTGACCTTTTAGATTGTATTACATGTAAAAGTGTAGTACAATTACCATATGTACATACCAAATAAATATAACTACGTTCCCATGAGTAGAGTGGAAGTAGACGGCAAACGCCGCTATGCTACTCCGGATGGTGAAAAACTACCCAGTGTTACTACTGTATTAGAAGCTACTAAAAGTGAAGAAAGTAAAAAAGCTTTGCAAGAGTGGCGTAACCGAGTAGGACATCAAAAAGCACAAGAGATTACAACTGAAGCCGCAGGCCGTGGAACACGAATGCACAAATGGCTTGAGAATTATATTAAGACAGGAGCAACAGGTGAGCCCGGAAGCAATCCGTATAGCTTGCAAAGCCATATTATGGCGCAAACTATCATTAATCAAGGTCTTGTTAACTGCAGTGAATGGTGGGGTACAGAAGTGCCGCTCTACTTTCCGAAGATTTATGCAGGGACGACAGACTTAGTAGGTATACATGATGGCAATGAAGCTATCATGGATCATAAACAAACTAATAAACCTAAAAAGCGTGAGTGGATCGAAGACTACTTTGTTCAATTAGCAGCCTATGCTAACGCACATAATGAAGTACACGGTACAAAGATACGTAAAGGTGTCATTTTCATGTGTTCTGCTGACAATATCTATCAGGAGTTTATCTTAGAAGGCTCTGAGTTCGACAAATATTCTACTGTCTGGTTCGAACGTTTAGACAAATACTATTCACAGTTCCTATAATAGTTGATAAATAGTATAATCATATAAAGATTATACTATGGCTATCGTACAAATCTCCAAAATTCAACACCGTACAGGTGCAAACGTTGACTTACCCCAATTAGATATCGGGGAGATCGGTTTTGCAACTGATGACAGGCGTATATATATAGGTAACGATCCTGTAATACATCCTGCCGCTAATTCAAGTACTACTACACAAACAGAAATTCTCACTGAGGTTAGTAATTTAAGTTTCGGAAAAATTACAGGTACTGGTAACGGCAATATTAATTTATCAAACGTTGTTCCCGGGCAGTTAGTTGTTGCTAAAAACATCGCAAACTCTACTAACTTAGAGTGGGTTAATGCAGGTGGAAACGCTAAACAGCCTGGTAATACTAGTCAATATAATAATGTCAATGTTCACTTAGGTCATGCTGACTACGTTAAGTTAGGCGGCGGTACTAACGGTTATATATTACAAACAGACGGTACAGGTAACTTAACTTGGGCAGCATTCTTAACTGGCAACGTTGTTTCTGGAACACCAGGTGGTGCTAACAGTCAAATTCAATACAATCAAGGTGGTACTACCTTTGGTGGTAGTTCCGGCTTTGTATACAATGAAGTTACCGGCGAACTTACTAACGCCGGTAATATTAATGTTACATCAGGTAATATATACGGTAATTTGATAGGTCCACATAACGGTACAGTGGGTGCAGGTACACCTAACACAGGTGCATTCACTAGTATTATTGTAGCTAATAATGCAACTATTACAGGAAACATTACTGGTGGCAACGCTAATATTTCAGGTAGAATAGCAGTAACAGGTAATGCTAACGTCGGTAATTTATTCAGTACTGGTTTAGCAAACGTAGGTAATCTTAGAGTTACAAGTCGTGTACAATCTAACCTAGTCCCTTCATCTGATGAAACTTTTGACTTGGGTTCTAGTTCACTTAAGTGGAGAGATTTGTATCTAAGTGGAACTACAATCAACTTAGGAACACAAAATATTTCATCTAACACTAATGGTGTTAGTATAACAGGTAACTTGTATCTTTCAACCAACACTATCAATGTTGCATCAGTAACTGCAAATACAGTAAGCGGTACATTAACTACAGCCGCACAGCCTAACATTACTAGTATTGGTAATCTAAGCACATTAGCTGTAGATGGTATTAGTTATTTAGGTAATGCAGCCAATGTTAGAATTTCAGGTGGTGTTAATGGTTATGTGTTAACTACTAATGGATTAGGTGGACTATCATGGGAGCCGGCATTAGCTACTTCTACACCACCGGGCGGTTCAAACACATTCATTCAATTCAACAATAATGGGTCATTCGGTGGCGACGCCGCATTAACATATGATCCTATAAATTTCTTAGCAACCGTACCAAATATAACTGTTAATGGTATACTACAGACAGCTAGCGTTTCTAACGTTAAGATACCCGGCGGTACTAGTGGTCAATTCTTAAGAACAAATGGTGCAGGTACTTTAACATGGGCTACACCTGGTGGTGGTGGTGGCACACCCGGCGGTGCTAATAGCGAAATTCAATTTAATGATGCTGGTGCATTTGGTGCAAGTTCAGCCTTCACTTTCAATAGTGGTTCAAATACATTAACAGTAGCTAACATAGCAGGTACTATTACAACAGCCGCACAGCCTAATATTACTAGTGTGGGTAACTTAACAAGTTTAATTGTCACTGGTAATATCACTGCAGGTAATTTAAGTGGTGCAAATGCAGTTGTTGCTAACTTCTTTGTTGGTAGTGGTGCTAATCTAACTAATATCAATGGCGCTAATGTAGGACAAGTTGCAAATGCAAACTTTGCGTCATATGCAGGCTCTGCTAATTCTGCATTAGTTGCAAATACAGTTAATGATAATGCTCAACCTAATATAACTAGTTTAGGTACATTATCTAACTTAACTGTATCAGGTATTACCACACTGGGTAATGTAGGTAATGTTAATATTACGGGTGGAGCAAATGGTCAATTCTTAAGAACAGATGGAACCGGCAATTTAACTTGGGTATCGGCTCAATCTCCTGACTCTAACGCAAATTCTGTACAGTTTAATGTAAGTGGTGCATTTACTGGTAGTGCAGACTTTACATTTAACAATTCTACAAACACATTAGCAGTAACCTTAATGACTGGTACGCTAACAACTAATGCACAACCTAATATCACTAGTGTAGGTAACTTAACAAACTTGACAGTAACTGGTAATATTACTGGTGGTAATGCTAACTTAGGTAATGCAGTTATTGCTAACTTCTTTATCGGTAGCGGTGCTAATTTAATAAACTTGCCTGCAGGTAACATATTAGGTGCAGTATCTAACGCTGATATTGCAAATACTGTTTCAGTAAATGCACAGCCTAACATTACTAGTCTTGGTAATCTAACAGTGTTAGAAGTAACCGGTAATGCTAATATCGGTAACATCGAAACAGTTAATATTGTAACTGCAAATTACTTGTATGGTGATGGTAGCAACATAACCGGTATTGATGGAAATGCTATTAGCGGTGACGTAGCAAACGCAAACTATTCTGCGTATGCTGGATATGTTACAGGAGCACAACAAAGTAATATTACTAGTGTAGGTAACTTAACTTCATTACGTATATCAGGCACAAATAGTATAAATTCAACTGATGCTTTGATATTAGATGGTTCAGTGACCAATATGTATATATCGACTGATCCTACTGGATTCAGTATACTTGATAAGCCTGCACATTCAGGTTCAGGTATATTAGTATTTGATGCATTAGTAGGGATAGTACCATTACAAGCTGCAGGCTTTGGAGCTCCCCAGTTAGCAAATACTGCTAACACGGATGCAATAGTATTAGCAAAGAATGATTCAACAGCACCTAACTCACATTCGTTTATTCCAGTAAGCGACTTTACTACTAACTTGGGTGATAGTGAGGATGAAGCATTAGGTAGTTCATTCTTTAGAAATGCATACTTAGCTAGTGTTGTGATTAAAGATACATCTGATGCAAATACTTCTAACTGGCCAACAGCACCTAACTGGCAACTATTAGGTGGGGCAGATGGATTGTATATTACAGATGGCTTCGGTGTCTATAAAATAACAGTTGGAGTTGATGTAGCCGGTAATGTAGGCGTTCCGGTACCAATTGCTAGGTAATTAGATAAATATATAATACACTCTCAATTCGGGGAGTTTATGCGGTCCCCCCGCGTAGTGGATAGAACCCACAATATTCAAGGAGAAAACAAATGGCAAGACCACTTAAAATAGCAAAAGACTCAACAATCGATATCGGATTCCCAAATGACGGTACAACAGATAACGGATTTAACGGTAACGGAATAGGAGTAGTTGGTGGAAATAACGTAAGTCTTAACGTAGTAGTACGTGTAAAGATTGGCGCAAACGCAGAAGCAGACGGGTATATCTTACGTCAAAAAGCAAAACGTAAGTACTTAGTCACTGACGGTGTAAATACCGGTGTATGTACATTGGCTGATGTTGCTGATGATAGTTTAGCAGATGATGACATGACAATCACTGCAACTGATAATAACGGAGACCCAATTCGTTTTTCTACTATGACAAACAAATGGGCATTAGACTTTTCAGATACTAAGTATTTGTTGTCATTCTTTACTACAGCGGCTGCTGGTACTACTCCTGGTACTGATTATGAAAAAGTATCAGTTGAAAACAACGATTAATATCAACATAATAAAAAAAAGCGACTTAGGTCGCTTTTTTTATTATCTTCTGTATCTTTTCTTGAACCACTTCAAAGTTTACTGTGTTGAATAAACCAGGATGTAGTGGTTTAGGATATCTTCTATAATCTACCCAAGCATAACCTACATGTTCTTCATTTAATATAGGAATGAATTCATTCTCAATGATACAAAAGAATGTATGATAAGTGAATGTGTTATTCACAAATTTCTGTATAGGTATTAGTTTTGCATGTTCTGGAAAGAAGTTAATTTCTTCACTGCACTCACGTTCAACACCTTCTATTAGTGTTTCACCTTCTTCAAGCTTTCCACCGGGCAGTCCCCAATTACCAATGTTCTTTTCATCGCTTCTTAATAAGAATAGCAATCGTTTAGTTTGGGAACAATAGAAGAATACGCCCGCTGAAATATTTTTGTGCATATAGTAATTTATCTGTTTAAATCACTATGCTAAAATCTCCTGGAGCATACCATCCTTCATACGCTTTCATCCATGACATACCATCAAAACGATATTGTACACCAGTGGTTAAGTTAGTAACAAATTGAATATCGCTAATTATCGTAGAATTAAAACTTACTATCCAATTAGTACCATCAAACTCAATAATGTCATTTGCATGTGCAACTAAGTTACCCCATGCGTTTGATGTTTCAATATTGTTATCACTACCGATATCTTCAACAATCAAATAACGCTGACCAATTACAGGTTCAGGTAATCCATTTTCTTCACTAGGAGTGCTAGGTCCTTTTTGCAATGGATTTATAACGCTATCAACTGCATCCATAGTGTTGGCCGGTAAGGTATCAGTATCAATGTTATATATTAATAATCTATCATCTGTTGGGTTAAATGCTATAGTACCTACAATATCAGTATCCATATATGGGTTTTGTAACCATATCTGACTGATACCCGGTCTAACAGTACCGTATACATTTAAAAAGCTTTCCCATATAACCTCACTATTAGGACCTGCAGGTGTATCTAATGTATTGTTGCCAGGTGTAAATGCTGCACCATCTGGTAATACTTGTAGTGTATTACCTAATAGTAATATTTTATATCCATATGGAGTTATCTTTTGACGAGTACCTAATAGTAATTCATCGTCTTGCATATCTGACAGTGCATTACCCTTAAAGATACTAGCAATAATCTTGTAGATGATATTCATCTTAGTAATCTTAGCCGCACTACTAATCCATATAGGCATGTAGAATTTCCAAGTCATCACATCAACAGGATTGCCGCTACCTTGTGGAATAACACGACTACTAAATGTTAATCCATCTTGATATACAACACTTAAACTAGTCCAATCAATAAAGTTATCAGTGCTTTGTATTTCCATGCTTGGATTAAACAATACACCTAATTGCTCAATTAATTCTAATTTCTGATTATAGTTCGTAGTCCAAAAGTCTACGGTAATTCTTAACGTATAGGGTACAGGCATGATACGTTCAACACTAAATGCTTGACCTTGTGTTGTTTCATATTGACCTGTTTGCTGATTGAATGTCTTTTGACGAACATCAAGTTGTTCAATAAAATAAGGATCTTGTGTTCTACGTTGGTCGTATTCAAGTCCGGTAATATAGTAAGTAATCAGTGGTGCGCTAGGCAAACTGCTAGGACTGTTTTCAGCTATTTGAGTAGCTGCCATACGACTTTGATCACCGTACATGATTGGCACACGTACTTGAATGTCATTGCCTGCAGGGTCTTTCCCTTTAGTAACTTGCCAGTTACTAAAGATTCTTGCGAATTGAACCAGAAACCTGCGGATCTGATTATCATAAAAGTAAGAAGCCAAAATTAAGTCCCTTGTATAAATAATAGTGTAACTCGCGGTTTCGGACACCCAGTTACTCTAAAGCTATCAAGGAGCATCAGCATGACTATTTATCTTTATAAAAAGACCCATCGTATTACTGGATTACAGTACTTAGGTAAAACTACATCAAACGACCCTCACTCATATACCGGATCTGGTAAATATTGGAAATCACATCTAAAAAAACATGGATCTGATTATGATACTGAAATTTTAAGAGAATGTGCAACTAATGATGAAGTTAAACAATGGGGAGAATATTACAGTATATTATGGAATGTAGTTAGCAGTAATGATTGGGCTAATTTAAAGACAGAATCAGGTGATGGCGGTGATCCAGGACCAATAGGTCGTAGCAAAATTTCAAAGGCCCAAACAGGAAGAAAGCATACTTTTGAAGAAAATGTGAATAAAAGTAAAAGACAAACCGGGATAAAACGTTCTCAGGAATATCTTGCAAAAAAGATAGGTAAAAAATATAAAAAACCTAAAATACGAAGCAGTCCTAATAAAAATAAAGGTCGTCCACTTCCGCAAGAATGGATTGATAAAAGTGCAAAAACTCGCACAGGTATGAAATACAAAATAGTAGAGTGCCCTCATTGTCTAAAACAAGGCGGTTCTTGTACAATGCCAAGATGGCACTTTGATAATTGTAAACTTAAAAAAGCTTAATCTGTTTGAATTCTAAGTATAGACGACAATGCTTGTCTCTCAGGTATTGTCGTACCGTTAGTCAATACAGTTACATTGCTATTGTTAATGAATGTACTTAGCTGTGATTTATCATCGCTAGTAAATCCTAGTCCAGTTCTTACATTCTCACTTATCTTGATCCACAATACACCATCCCAACGGAATAATTGTTGCGGTAAATAATCAGTACGTAAGAAGTAATCACCTATCTCGGCTGTAGCTGGGAAGTTAGTTCCCGCTGCAACTGGTTCACCATTAGGAGCTGTGCCATCACCTGTCAAGTATCCATCAATATAACCAAAGCTTCTTGGGCTTTGACGTTTAATATATCTGAATCTAGGATCAGTATCAGCACGATAGTCAATGATGCCAGGTATAATCTCACTGTTAAATCCGGGCGCTACTGGATCTTGGTCACTGGTAATATATGTATTATCTGATGTACCATATGGGCCAGTGATTTCTCCCATAGATTTAACAGTTAATACTGTTGTACCCTCAAGTGCTCCACTACCACTATCAGTTACTTCAGGTGGTATCTCAGCAATCTGTAAACTTGCTTGAATGAATGCACGTAATGCAGATGTATCATCAGCAGTTAAGTCCCACAAACTCTTTAATGCGGCTGCACTAATCTTTAGTACAGGACTAGGGTTTCCGTACAATGAGCTAGTTACAAATGTAACAGTGCCTTGAACTGTAGGAGCTTCTTTAGTTATAACAACATTGACTGGGGGTGCCGGTGCATTGTTATCATATGTAGGTACAACATATAATTGACTTCTATCGTAACCTGATTTTGGAACTATTCTCATAGCTTCTGCAATAACAGCATCATTGATTTCAATGTTCTTATTGTACCTACCAATAATATCTTGTAGTGTGCTAGCCGTATCGACCTCCCAATATTCTGTATCAGTACATGGTACGCCAACTGGTGCTGGCCCGGGCGCTATTACTGTATAAGTTGTGCCACCATATGTTACTGTATATCCAACTGGATACTCTTTTGTATTATCCCAATCACCTAAGTAATTATCCTTATTAATTGGTTGATTCATAATATCTGCATATTCTTGTGAATCTACTAATGGTTCGCATTTGATACGCCATAAGTGCGGATACCATGTAGGACTAAACCCTTCACTAGCATAATTACCATCAGTAACTTGATAATATCTTCTTAATCCAACTGGTATAGTTTCATTTAATGGATGATAATCAGTTAGGTGCGGTAATTCTAATACGTCACCAACTATTAACTTTCTACCTATAATATTCATCATATCATTATAATGAACCGTGATAAAGATAATATCGTTGTTTAAGAATAATCCAAACTGACTCAAATCAAAATCTAGATTCTGCACATTATAATGTCCACGTATTCTATAAATATCCGGATCATATTTTCTGTCACGATTTTCTAAGAATAGTAAGTCCTGAATATCTGTTACGTTTGGTGTAGTATATTGCGGTTGAGTAAGATCATTGCTTGGTCCATTATTCTTAATCCCAATATATTTGTGAACAAACAAGTCGGTAGCGCCGATAGTAAACATTTCGGATATTGTTTTATCCAAAAACTTAAAATCGTTTGATTTTTGTGGTCTATAAAGTGAGAGTTTTGGCATCGTTTAATCCAATTGTGTAGTATTTATCGTGTTGTAAGGTGAAAAAATTCTTGCATTTAATTGGAATCTAGTGTACAATACTAAGTATTATCAACTAGGAGAGCGCATGGCTACACGTAAAGGCAAACATACAGAAGACCACTTTGTCAAGGCATTGAACCCAAGAGATGCAGATACAAAATATTTAGGTGACGAACCCTTCTTCCCATTGCAACCCGATGAGGATAAACGAAATGTTACACTAGCCCGAAGCTTCAATTGGTATAACCGTTTCTATACTAAAAAAGATGCTAAGGAACTACTAAGTCAATACTTAGATTATAACAACCGCACAGAAGATGCTAAAAAGATGCGTAAGGTTCATGAAAGTGAATTCCTAATGACATTCTGCTGGTTGGCACGTATGAATCTTAGAGGGTTAGAACTGTCAGAACATGAGGAAGCTACATTACAGAACGAGATTTCCCGAGTATTAAAGTGTTTAGTTAAACCCGAAATACCTAAAGAAAAAGAAGAATCAGCTACACGTCCGAATATTCAGGACATTCTGAAAGATAAAGCACGTGATGCGGCAGGCGAACTTGAAGGTATGTTTGATGATTTTATTACAGCAGGCGCACCCACAAAACATTCATTTAAGCCTATGGATGAAGTAGCAAAAAAGAACGTAATGCCACAACATATCAGTTTGTTAGCTGATGTATGGAAAAAGAAACAAAACGAGTTTGATGAGGTTGCAAAGGGCAAGGATGCACAACTTGTTCAGGGTTACCAGCATTTGACAAAAACTCAAATTAAGAATATACTTAAGTTTATCGAACAAGTTCTGGGAGACCTGAACAGTTACGTTAGTGTTAAGAAAGCGGCAAAAGCCCCACGTGCCCGAAAAGCTGTTCCTGTAGAGAAACAGGTAGCAAAATTGAAGTACTTGAAAGTATTTAAAGATACAGCAAGTAAGTTAGATTTGGCAAGCGTACATCCCACAAAACTTCATGGTGCAAGTGAAGCTTGGGTATATGATACAGCAAAACGCAAGTTACATCATTATGTTGCAGATGATTACAGCAAAACATTTACTGTCAAAGGTAATACGTTGTTAGGATTTGATACTGCACAAAGTGAAATAAAAACATTACGTAAACCAACAGAGCAGATTAAAGAAATTATGGGTAGCAAGCCAGCCGCTCGTAAGTACTTTAAAGATATTAAAGCAGTCAGTACTACACCTAATGGCCGCTTTAATGAAGGTATGATTATTTTGAAAGCATTTTGATGAATGATATTCAAGAACGTATGACTGAGTTAGTCAAGCCGATTGACCAGCAAATTATGATGTGCGATGATAGGCGTGACTTGCTTATGCTTAATTGCGCTATGTTACAGCGTGTCAAAGAAGTATTTGACATGCTTGTAGGGGAAGAAGGTAGAAAAAACATGTTTAAGGACCTAGTATAATGGAAGTGAAAGAATTTACAGTTAAAGATAACGAAGCTTTTAGATTGCGTGTGAAGCAATGGAGAGCTATTAATCCTAATGATCTCTATGCAGTTGAGTTTATTCAGGAAACAAAAGATAAAAAAGGTGATGTTGACATGAGTTCAACTTACAGTTTTTATATGAGTGAGAGTGAGTTAGAATCACTTGCTAAGGGTTTGTACGGATTGATTGGAAAGTAATGTCACAAAACATTGATTTAAACAAATACAAAGATTTTGTACAAGCTGTTACTAGTGATGCTAGTAATGATACAGAGACACTTATAGCCAGACTAAGAGAGTTGAAGCAACACTCTAACATTAATCCTGCATTGCTTATGACAGCAAGCACAGGGTTAGCCAGTGAAGGTGGAGAGTTTAGCGAGATTGTTAAGAAGATGATGTTCCAGGGTAAACCTTTTACTGAAGAAAATCGTTTTCACATGAAGCGTGAGTTGGGAGATATCATTTGGTATTGGACTAATGCTTGCCGAGCATTGAACTATGATCCCAATGATATCATTGCAGAGAACGTATCAAAGTTAGAATCCCGATATCCAGGAGGACACTTTGATGCATTTTATAGTGAAAACAGAAAAGAAGGTGATTTATGACAGCATTATATGAAGACGTAGTACATGGCCCTAGTAAGTATCCTAAAATTACACGTAGGATTACACAAGAGGGTATTGAGTTTTTGAGAGATCAATTGATTGGAAAATCAGTTCCTAAACAACATGTGGGTATTGCAAACCCACATGGCAGTACTGGTAGAGAAATTGAACGAATGGTTCTTGAATTTTTTGATCCAGTTTGCCGTAATGGTGAAACTAAAAAGGGTCCTGATGTATTAGAATATGGGCTAGATATCAAGTCCCATAACGCTACATCTATTGCAGATAATGCGACTACAATTGGGCATTCTAAATGGTATGATTTAGTAAATAAATCTTATAGACAGTCAGATGTTTATAAAAAAATGCAAGGTCATATTGATGTATGGTATGACAATAATTTGTGTGCTATTACTGATGTAAATGTCTACTATTTTGACTATGACCACATTCAGGAAGATTTAGAAAAGTCTTACGATGAACTGCAATCAATCGTTTCAGAACGAGGTATGATGGCATTGTTTAAGGGTGAACTGTTGGATTATGATGAAATCTATAAAGCTGATTTTACTATTAGTGCAGGACCTGAATCATTGTTCTTGTTAGATGTGCGTGATTCAGGAGTTAACTTTAGAATCTCACATAAGAACATGAAACACCTTGCTACTAGGGCAAAATCAGCAGACGCATTTTCTAGTAACTTTACATTTCTTTGATTGATAATCTCCAGATAAATACATTATCTGGAGATTATTATGGCAGGTGCTACATTAGACCAATTAAAAGAAGACTTATTTAGAAATTTACGACTACGTTTAGGTGACGGAATAGTTGACCTTGAGATTGGACCCGAACACTTTGAATCAGCATATAGATATGCTATTAGTATCTATCGTCAAAGGGCACAGAATTCTACTGAAGAATCTTATACATTATTGACGTTAGAAAAGAATGTAGATGTTTACACTTTGCCTAGCGAATTCATTAACGTAAGACAGTTATTTCGTAGAAGTATCGGGATGGAGACTGGTCCTGGTGCATCAGCATTTGATCCATTCTCAAGTGCTATTTTGAACACATACTTGCTTAACTATAATTATGCAGGTGGTCTAGCTACATATGACATGTATGCAGGATATGTTGAACTAGCCGCACGTATGTTCGGTGGATATGTAATATTCACATTTAATCCAGTAACTAAAGAATTACGTATTGTACGTGATGTAAAAGGTAGCGGAGAGCATGTATTGATTTGGGCAGACATTCAGAAGCCTGAAGCAGTATTGCTACAGGATCCGGGTGCAGGTGTTTGGATTAGCGACTGGATCTTAGCTATCCTTAAGGGCATCATCGGTGAAGCACGTGAGAAGTTTGCTAGCATTGCAGGACCAGGTGGCGGTACAAGTTTGAACGGTGCAGCCATGAAAGCAGAATCCAAAGAGATGCAAGCACAGTTACTAGAAGACTTAAAGCGTTATGTAGATTATAGTCAACCATTGACTTGGGTACAAGGCTAAATGAGAGCTATTGAATTTTTACAAGAGAGCTTAACTCCGCCTAATAAGTTTTTATCTAAAGCAGAAAAATTAAAAGCCGGCAATAAAGTTTTCTATAAAGGCAAATTAGTAGGTATTGCCACCGGTGAAATTAATGGTGATAGAGTTATTTTTAAACCTTTTGCATCTTACGGTAACTCTGGCAATTTTGCTAGTTTACCTATTGACCAAATAAGCTTACGAGAAGGTAAACATGTTCAAGGTGTGGCGGAGGGCAATTTTGATTCCTTCAAATTTGGTAAGCCGATTACTTTTACAGCCTACCATTCTTCTGATTCAGAAATAAAAAAAATTCTCCCAACAGACGAATTTTATTTCAGTGATGATAGATACACATGGGAAGGAAACTATCTTTACAAAATAAAGATAACTTTGAAAAATCCTTATGTCGTGCTGGATCAGAAAGCAGGGTACGAAGGTCATGCTACAGACTCTCTTCCAAAGATAAAGGCAGCTGGGTATGACGGGGTTATATATACCCCGCATTCTGTTGATTATGGGTTTAGACAAGGCGTTTGTTTTTACCCACAACAGCAAATATCTAACATCAAGTTAGTTAACTCTGATAGTGGTAAATAATATAATTAAAGATAACCTAAACTCTTTACTTTACCGCTCTCCTGTAGTACAATATGTATTACAGGAGTTACCATATGATTATTGGAGTTACAGGATTGATTGGGTCAGGTAAAGATACAATTGCTGACTATCTTTGCACATTTCACGGATTCAAACGTGTTAGTTTTGCGGCCTCATTGAAAGACGCAGTAGCCGCAGTATTTGGTTGGAATAGAGATTTACTAGAGGGTTCAACTAAGTCTAGTAGAGAATGGCGTGAAAAACGTGATGACTGGTGGAGTGACCGATTAGGTATGGAAATTACACCTAGATGGGTACTACAATATTGGGGAACAGAAGTTTGTCGTAATGGATTTCATAAAGATATCTGGGTTGCTAGTGTAGAGAACAAACTACGTCAGACAGACGAAAATATTGTTATTACTGATTGCAGATTTGCAAATGAAGTTAATTCAATTAAAAGTGTAGGTGGTGTGACTATGAGAGTTAATCGTGGGTCACGTCCAGTATGGTATAGTGCCGCAGTTGATTACAACAATGAATCTGAAAGTAGCGAACAATATCAAAAAGCCAAGTTAATACTAGAAGGGCACAATGTTCATGCAAGTGAGTACAGTAGTGTAGGATTGTTGTACGACTACTATATTGACAACAACGGAAGTATTGATTCATTACACGGGCAAGTAAACTCAGTAGTCAACTTCTAAGTCACCCCTACGCCAAGTAACTTCTTTACGTTTGACAACTTCTACACAGTTAAGACAGATACTACGTAAGTTTATTAGTTCGTTATTATCTAAGTTACCGTCAATGTAGAAGACGGTAAGCTGACTAGTAAACAATCCCTTAAAGCCGCATAAATCACATGCGGCTTTTTTCTTGTATCCTGCTTTTTGCCAGCTGGGTACTCTAGCTTTTTTCTTATTATTCTTACGACCACACTCATCACATTTAGACCGATAGTGTATTATGTCATTACGTTTGTAATTAATAGCGCAAAAGTTCTTATTGCATTGCTTACATATAGGTCTCATAGTGATATTTATGATAGGAACCTTCGAAGGCACCATTTTCGGCAGTTTTTACGTCCTTCTGATAAATATTAGTACGTTAGGGCGTTAACCCTCAAAATCATAACACAAAAGGAAAACAACATGGCACTAGTATCACCAGGCGTACAAGTTACGATCATTGACGAAAGTCAATACGTTCCATCAGCCTCAAATTCAGTCCCTTTAATTATCTTAGCTACCGCACAGAATAAAACAAATGCAGCCGGTACTGGGGTAGCAGCGGCAACTACAAAAGCTAACGCTAATAAATTATATCAAGTAACAAGTCAACGTGACTTAGTAAACTTATACGGAAATCCATTTTTCTATAAGACAAGTACAAATGTACCTATTCAAGGGTATGAGTTAAATGAATATGGTCTACTAGCCGCTTACTCATTATTGGGTACAACAAATCGTTGCTTTGTACTACGTGCAGACGTAGACTTAGCAAGTTTAACAGGATCTATTTCCCGTCCATTGGGTGACCCAGCTGATGGCACTTATTGGTTAGATACTACATCAAGTGATTGGGGAATTTACGAATGGAACAGTACAACACAGAAATTTGTAGAGAAGACTCCGTTAGTAATTACTGACAGTACAGATTTGACTGGCGACTATCCAAAAGTTAGTTTAGGTAATGTTGGTAGTTACGCAGTTATTGCATCCCAACCAACAACAGGTCCTACAAGTAATTCTACTTATTTTTATAAAAACTTGGATAATGTCTGGGTTCAATTGGGTGGTGTTGACTGGAAGAAGAGTGTCCCTACTGCGATCGGTGCAACTTACAATCCTACAGTAACAGTGGGTGACAAGTTTGAAATTATTACTTCTAATTTTACATTAGAAATTACAGTACCTAACAGTCCTAATAACGATATTGATGGTGTAGTATCTGCTATCAATGATTATGGAATCGATGAAGTATTTGCGGAAAATGTAGGTAACAAGTTATACATATATTCTGCACAAGTAAGTGCTAATTCTTATGTTACTGTAAACAATCTAACAGGAACTCCTTTAGAAGATTTAGGGTTAGTAGATGGTAAAACGTATTACCAATCACTTACTACATATGGCACATCTGCTCAGATGCCATTATGGGGTAGCTCACAATCTCAACCTAGAATATCAGGTTCAGTATGGATTAAGACAAGTGTTACAGGCAGTGGTGCAAATCTATTACTTTCTAAGTACAATAGTATACTAGATCAGTATATTGTACAAAATTGCAATATGTATTCTTCTGATTGGGCAGCTACATATGCGTTAGACAGTACAGGAGGAAAAGCTATTCCAGCTGGTTCTACTTATGGTCAATATGGTTATATGAATAGTTGGACCAGTGCTCCTGTTATTCTTAAAGAAAGACTGGCAACAGGTGCTACAGTAGCGACTGGTACAGACACAAGCCCAACATTTACTAACAATGCATGTATTAATGTACAAGTTAGTGTACCGGGTAGTAGCAGTTTGTCGAGTGTCTACACAGTGCAAATGCCATCAAGTGGTACAGTTGATGCAGTAGATTTTGTTACTGCATGGCAAGCTGCTGGTATACCAAATACTACAGCAATTGTTACGAATGAAGGTTCAATTCAACTTTCACACACTCAAGGTGGTCAGATTATCATTGATGACTATGTTAATAATTTTGGTGTTGTGCAAGGTACTAGCAATGGAACTATTTCTGATTCAGGTTTAGATGGTGCAATTAATGCAGGATTTGGTCCTTTCAGTGTGTTTACAGCAGTAGGCGAAACAACAGGCGGTACCGGACAAGCTGAACCAGCTGGTCCAGCAACGTTTACTATTACTGCAGCTGGTCTTAGTTATACTGCAAATGCTACTCCAGTAAATGCCGGTGAAAACTATTCAGTAGGTGACGTATTGACTATTACAGGTACTCAACTAGGCGGTGATGCTCCTGCTAACAATTGCTCTTTGATAGTAACTGCAGTTGATACACTATCTGGTGCTATTATTAGTGCTAGCGTATTGCAAACAAGTGTTGCTAAAGCTAGATATACTACTCAAATAAGTAACTGGATAAGTTTAGATTATACAGCTAATGAAGGTGCTCCTGCATCTAATCCACTCAACAACACTAACTGGTTCTATTCAGTAGCTGATGAAGTTGATATTATGGTTAACCAATCAGGTACTTGGAAAGGTTACAGAAATGTAAACTTCAATAGCGATGGTTTCCCGTCAGCAACTGGTTCACCTGCAACTGATCCCGATGGTCCAATCTGTGCCGCAGTTGCTCCAACTGAACAAAGTGACGGTACTGCGTTGGTATATGGTGATCTATGGATTAGCACAAGTGCTGCTGACCTAGAAAACTATCCAGTATTAAGTCGTTGGCAATCAGTTGACGGTGTAGATCAATGGGTGTTAGTTGATACTACTGACCAAGTAAGTAGTGAAGGTGTATTGTTTGCTGATGCACGTTGGGCTAGTTCTGGCGCAGTTGATCCAGTTAACGATCCGATCCCAACAATCGTTTCTATGCTAACAAGCAACTTTACAGATTTAGATTGTCCAGACCCTGATTTGTACCCAACAGGTATGTTGTTATTCAACACACGCCGTAGTGGCTACAATGTAAAACAGTTTAGAACAAACTATTTCACTGCAAACAACTATCCAAGTGGTTCATTACCGAGTCAATCATATACATGGGTATCCGCAAGTGGTCTAAACACTAACGGTTCACCATATATGGGTCGTAAAGCTCAACGTAACATAGTTGTACAAGCATTGCGTTCAGCAGTATCTACAAATATGTCAATTCGTGAAGAGGACACATATTTCAACTTAATGGCTGCTCCTAACTATGTTGAATTACAGCCTGACATGGTTACATTGAACAATGAGAGAAACAATACAGCGTATATCGTTGGTGACACTCCATTGCGTTTAGCAGACCAAGCAACTGATATTCAGAATTGGGCTACAAATGCAGCCGGTGCAAGCTCATCAGGTGAAGATGGTTGGGTTACACGCAACGAATACTTAGGTGTATTCTATCCAAGTGGTATCACAACAGATACAACTGGTGCACAAGTTGTTGTTCCTGCAAGTCATATGATGTTACGTACATTCTTACGAAACGATGCTGTAGCTTATCCTTGGTTAGCGGCAGCAGGTACACGTCGTGGTACTATTGACAACGCATTGAATATTGGTTACTTAGATGCAACTACTGGTGAATTCCAAGTTATCAAGAATCGTCAAGGCATTCGTGATGTATTGTATACAAATCAAATCAACCCATTAGCATTCTTTACAGGTGTTGGATTACTAAACTATGGTAATAAGAACAGTAAAGACACAATGAGTGCGATGGATAGAACAAACGTAGCACGTTTAGTTTGCTACATCCGTGAACGTCTACAAGTTCTTGCAAGACCATTTGTGTTTGAGCCTAATGATGCATTAACACGTAATCAAATTGCAGGTGTTGTACAAACATTGTTTATTGACCTAGTTGCAAAACGTGGTTTATATGACTACATCGTACAGTGTGATACACAAAATAACACACCAGCACGAATCGATAGAAATGAATTATGGATTGATATTGCAATTGAGCCAGTGAAAGCGGCTGAATTCATTTACATCCCGGTTCGTATTGTTAACACTGGGGCCTTATCAGCATCAGCATAATATAGTCCCCCTCGGGGGACTTTTATGATAAGATAAATAATTATATAGGAGAAATAACATGGCAACAGCCTCACAATCACTGTTCAATATGACCGTAGGAGCAGACAACACACCTAGCTCTCAGGGCCTATTGATGCCTAAATTGCAATATCGTTTCAGAGCATTATTTTTGAACTTTGGTACAGGTGGCTCTACACAAGAGCTAACCAAACAAGTTATTGATATTGCAAGACCCAGTGTTTCATTTACGGAAATACCAATTGATATTTACAATAGTAAAATATATCTAGCTGGTAAACATGAGTGGACCACTACAACTATCAACATGCGTGATGACGCAGGTGGTAACGTTAGTAAATTAGTAGGTCAACAAATTCAGAAACAAATGGATTTTGTTGAACAAGCTAGTGCCGCAACTGCACAAGATTATAAGTTTGAAATAAACTATGAAGTACTAGATGGCGGAAATGGTTTAGCTACACCAACAGTATTAGAGAAATGGGAACTTTATG